ACTATAATAAGTAGTAAATTCCTTTCCACATGCTTCGCAATTCCTTATATATTCTTTATAACCATGTTCTTCTCGGCTTTTATTTCTATCCCTAATCCTAGTAGTAATCCTCCTACCTTCCTTTTTACATAAATCACAATATTTTTGATTAGGGGAAATAGGAATAAATAATTTACCGCAAACATTACAATATTTTTTTTGATATAGCTTCATAGCAACTCCTTATTATTTTATTCTAGATATATTATAGAATATTTTTAAGAAATTGCTAGGTAAAATAATCCAAAAAATCCTACTTTTTATTTAAAAATAATCCAAAAAACCTTGTTTTTGTTATACCCATCTAAAAATAGATGGGTATAACTATTTGAATATTATAAACTTCTATCAATAATTCCCATACCAAGCATACGTGGGTCCAAACACGCAAATCCAATCTCTTCCCATCCAAAAAACCCGGCTTTTTGGCTTCTAAGAAGGGTAGGATCATCATATGCTTCGTATTCTTTGCGAATAGGCATAACCAACGAGTCATTGACGCTAAGATCAAAACCAAGTATTTGAGTTTCTCCCAAAGTAGATACAGTACCATCAGCCGCAGTAACATTAGGATTATCCAAAGTATAAGAATTATATGCTTCAGTACCTGTATCAGCTAAGAATTTACCATAAGCTGATGTACTTCCATTAATGTTATATAGACCGGTAGCGCCTAAATGCTGTACTTCATGCAGTGCTACATTCCAAATATTACCCATACCACCTGCCTGAAAAATTTCTCTTCTGGTAACTGGATCAATATCGGTATCCGTCCATTCACGGATATCAGCAGCATCTTCGGGTGAAACATAAAGATCGGTAAGCGTTCTACCAATTCGTTTGAAACCAACAATCATTTTGTTAATAAGCTCTTTTGAAAGATATCCAGCACCAGTAGATGCGGGATTAATTTCATAAATAGGGGCAGGGCGTGAGCCAAGCAAACCCTTTCCAAAAAATCTTGAGGTAGCAGCAGGAAGAATAACTCTCCAACCGCATTCCTCTTCATAATCTGCCATACTTTTAGCAGCCTTCTCAGCAGCTCTCGCTGCAATATCTATTCTCGAATCCCTAGCATAAGTGAGTTTCCAGTCGCCAGCTGCATCAATAGTAAATGTAGGAATATACACCTCTTCCCCAATACCTTCGATGAAGTTCTGAGCAACATAACCAAGTCCCGGTAGTAACCATACAGGAATTTCAAAGTCTTCGGCGACAGGATAACTTGCCTGCGCCCCCGGTCCTAGTCTTTCAACAGCAAATAACTGTCTCATAATAGAATCTCTATCTATAGCCTGAAGGATCGGAGTTGTTAGAGCAGCCGCAAAAGCTTTATATGCCATCAATCCTTCCGGAGTATTGATAGCCGCAGTAGCTTTAAACAGATCTTGCATTTCTTTTCTATCCATAACCTAACATTCCTCCCTCAAGTAGTTTTGGATGCACTAAACGCGCTTTAATCCATAAGTCATTTCCTTGATTTTTGATTTTAAACCAAAAGTTTAACCCTAATAGGGTAAAGCGTAGTGTTGTTATTATTAGCAGTAACCTGTGCAGCGCTTGCTCCCTTCATGACATACGCAAGAACACCTGTAAGTGCTGTGTTAGTCTGAGTATTCTCGGTCGCACCAGCATCACAGAGTTCAGATAAACTACTTTGACGCACAAACATAGCAGTACCAGCAGTTAAAGCAGCACTACCATAATAGTGAATAGTGTCCCAAATACCCAAGTGAGCAACGCCCACAGGAGCAAGTTTAGAACCATTAATTTGGCCATTAGCATCATAACTAGGCTGCGCAATAACATCAGAAGATCCAAGATCTCCTGGCATCATAAATCCAGCGGGATGAACTGCATAATAACCATTTTTCACTTTCTGCATCAAGAAACCGAAACACTGCGCGTTTTCATTAGCAGCATAAATTTTTACCACCGAATCATTCTGGCTGGTATCAAGATAACAAGCTGAACCTGCATAAGCTAAAACGTCACCAGTTCCACCTGAACTTGTGGTTGTGGCAAACTGACAAAATTGATTTTCTACAACAGGATGTCTAGGAATAAACATAATTACCTTCCCTCCTTAACTATATTTTACAACGATTACTCACTTCGAGCTGCTTTCTCATATTTCTTGGCCATTGCTTTACCTAGCTCTCTATATTTACTAACGACATCTGCACTAGGAGTAACTTCCATATTGAGTGAAGCAAACACAGATTTCATCGGGTCTATTGTATTCTCAGAACCAGCAGCAGCTGATTCCTCTTCCTCTAGCGCAGCTTTAGCTTCAGCTTCTTTAGCAGCTTTTTCTTCTTCAGATAATTCTTCTTCGGAAGTGCCAGCTTCTTCAGCAGCTTTTTCTTCGGCTGTTTTTTCTTTATGAGACGATGCTTCCAGCTCGGCAACAACAGATTTACGTAATTCTACACGCTCTGTTTTATACGATTCAAAAGCTTCGTCTTCCATTTCACGAATCTTGGCAACCTGATCTTTTATAGCTTCTTCATCAGTAGCGGATACGCCCTCAGACTTGAGCGCTTCAAACCTAGCTTGTGCAAGCTGGGTTTTCTTCATATCATCAAGTTCATTCTCGGCTTCTTCCGCTCTTTTTGTTAATTCACCCTTCTCAGCTTCAAAATCAGAGGTCGCTCTCTCAAGAGTCTTTTCAAGATCTTTATTAGCAACAGAAAGCTCAGAAACAGTTTCCTCCAGCTCTTTCAGCTTTGAGTCAAACGTACTTAGTTCTTCATCTTTTGCCTCCAAAGATGCGACAAGTTCATTTATTTTATCAGCTGATTTGTTTAGAGCTTCTTCTGTCTGTTTCCTCATAGCAACTTCTTCTTTTTGCTTAAAGATGTTGTCTACTTCATCACGAATATCCTGAGTAAGTTTATCAGACATAAACTAAACCTCCCTATAATAATTTTTCACCATCTAAAATTTAATTACCAACCTCGCTTAGTAATTACAGTTTACCATTTCCTTGGCCTAATTTAAATATATGATTTAACTACGATATTATCTTTTCCAAAGTTGATTTGAATGGGTGCTTAGAAAATCATATCCGGTACCCAACATAAGTATAACATCAAAATCACAATCCGCCCCCGGAGCGTTAGATGTCAATGTAATAACGTTATTAGTTGTGTCTTTGGATACATAATAATTCAAAGACGCACCACTAGCTGATAACGGAGTTACTTGAATAACCGCTTCAGAAACATCATGATTACTAAATGAAACACCGCTAGACACTACAATTTCTGTAGCACCAGATGCCAATGTAACAGTGGTACCCCACATAAAGGGCAGTCTGCGTCCGTTACCTAAATTTCTATACAGTATAGCTTCGCCGTCAGCAGCGTTAACCCTAACTAGTTTAGGTATACTTTTTCTTGAGCCTGTTTGTGCTTGTGGCATGAGCGAGTTCCTCCTATTTCAAATTTTTAAGTCCCTAACAAGCTTTTCAATTGAGCTAAAAGATTGCCTCTTCTATCTTCAGCTTTCATATCTTCTAACTTGTGTTGGGCATAGTTCTGCGTAACTTCTATTACTTTGTGTCTAATACACTCTGGATTATCTGCCCCCCGAGAGGGAGAAGTACATCCAGTGTCATAAAGAGTACACCAATCGTTGTGCAAAACTTTAGTATTCGGGCCTTCAAAAGTAGCATCTATAACGCGCCTTTTATAACTTACACAAATTCCAACACTAGTTTGACTGCGTATATCTACAACATCAACATCAGCCTCTTCCTTATTTTTAAGAACAGTTTTTGGGTCTAGTTCAATCACCAGCTCGCCCTCCTCCAGTTCTTTTTTCTTAGCCGTTTCCAAAATAACAGACCTAGGATTAGCAGGATTTTTCACTAATCCACACCCAGAAAATAATAAATTTCTTAATACTCTGGCAACCTCTCCCTTTGCTATTTCCTTCCCCTTTTGTAAAACTTTAGCGACACGCCCT